CGTTCCTCAACCGATTCGCGGATGTGATTGCGAACCCGTCCACGCGATGATTGCCGCATAAAGCAATCCCAACCCCTTTCAATCGGGAATGGCCTAAAAACCATTCCCGTTTTTTGTATTCAAATACGGATATAAAGATCCGTATATAATTATTGATAACGGTCGAGGAAACTCGACCGTTTATTTTTGTTGATAGTAATTTGTTGATAGTATTTGACCCTTGAGCCTAAGATCGTTTTTTGCCTTTTTGGTAGAAAGACTTATCAAATTCTCTGTCATCCATTGCTTCATCTCTCTCTTTTTCTCTTTGCTCTTCCTCTTCTTTTTTCTTTTTCTCTGCTTCATCATATTCAATGTCAAGAGATAATTGTTTTTCAGTTAGAAATGGCAATAAATCTTTAAATCTTTTCATGATTCACCTTTTTGTTTATCTTTTATACTGTTAACAAACAAAGCTTTTAATTTTTCATCATTTTGCAAACCAGCAAGTAATTTTTTCAATGCTGCAAATTCGAGTGCACTTGCACCTTGTCTATCTTTATACCCCAAATGTTTTGCAACTTCTACTTGAGTCATTGGGTTGAATGAATGGAAAGTATCACGGTGTGGTGTGTTCTCTGCATCTGGAAATGGAACAACTTCATTTGCAAGTCTACCACTTCTTCCTCCTCCTCTTGCATTAGTATTAATAATATCAGAATCACTTCCAGCAACTGCTCTCATAATCTTTGCATGTTCTGGATCGTATGCAGATGTTGTATCATACAAAGGATCATGAATATTTAATCTTGGATCTTCTGGTGTTCCAAATCTTAAGTCTGTTTCAGATAATAGTTGTTTAAATGTTTTCATCATTGTACTCCGATTAAATTATTTTTTATTATAGCATTTGCAATGTGCTTTGATATTTCATTATCAGATGGGTAATGTAGTCCTGCATGTAAACGACTTGTTCTCATTTTACATGTGAATGTGTTAATCTCATCCGAATGTAATGGACTTAGTTTAGACAAAACATATTCCATGATATATGAATCAAGAGCGTGACCAGATGGATATGCTGGATGAAGTGCTGTGTGTGATATTGCAGTTTGAAATGGAACATTAAACGCTGCTGCAAATTGTTCTGGTCTTGCTCTGTTATGATATTTTTTAAGATAAAACATCACTGGTGTAATTTTATCAAGAATATCAGGCAAAAAATGTGATGGTAATATTAATCCAATTTGCCTTGCAAATTTATTGTACATTTCATTTTCATCATTTTCAGAATTTATTGCAAATAATAAATCATCTTCAGTTACATCATTCATTATTTGTTTTAGCATCATAAGTTCACGAAGTGTTTCATTATCATTGGGATGCTTCATATTTTCAAATTGTTTCATTAATCCAGTTTTACGAAAATGAGAGATGATTGGATCATCTTCTCTTATTTTTGCATTGTCGTGTGGTAAAAGATCACCGTACACAACTCTTGGATTATTTAAATATTCTGTAAATCTTTGCATAAATTTATTTATATAAAAGAAAACGAGGGGAATCTTCCGCCCCTCGTTTCCTCTCCAATCCCTTTCACGGATTATTTTTTCGTGGCAATGGATCTCTTTCACTTACATATGAAGGTGGTACGCAATACCAACCTTCAGGAAGTGGAACCTGGTGGTTGCTGAGTACCCATTCCCCCTGTTGGAGTGTGTATACCCTCACTCTGGCGTTCGGTCCCAGTCGAATGGGTGAGTCCTCTGGGATGAAGACGGTTCTGCTCCCGCAGCCATTCATCAATACGAGAACCAGCACGGCGAAGACGCTCACGGTCAATGTCCGCATCAACTGCTGTATTGCTTGCTTGGATTCTTTTTTCCAACCAGTTAAATAAGGCAAGTGCGACTTGTGCGACAATTTTTTCAAGCATTGTACTCCAATATTATGCTGCTGGTGGGGTTTTATTCGAGGCATCTTTTGCCATGATAAGACCAATTCCAGCGATTACAGCAGCAATTGTTGCTGCAAAATCAACAGCGGTTGTGGCGTCGCCATCAAACCATGCTTTGAGTGCTGCACCCACTGCTACTAATATTGCACCAATTCCTGCGATTGTAGTATTTCTATTTTCTGCCATTGTAAACTCCTTTACTAGTATATATATTGGTAGATGAGTAAAGACAAAAGATACAATAAGTTTCTAAAGTCTGCACTGCGGTCGAGCGACCCTGAACAATTACTTTCAACCCAATTTCTTCAAACAATAGAGAAAGAGTCAAAGAAGAGGAAAATAGATCCTCTTTTATTTTTCTCACATAATAAAAAATATATGAAGAAAATAAAATACTAGTGCCGCATGGGCTTTCGCTACCGTAGGGACTAGGGGGGAGTTAACATAGTAACTCCCCCAACTTTATAAATAAAATTGATGAGAATTAATGACAAACATATTTTTACACTTTCGGGAGAATTGATTCAAGGGCGGGGAAATGCTTCTCATGAAATGTTATTAGGAGATAATTCGTTAACGATACCAATCGGAAGAGGATTTGTGCATGGACATATTTGGAATTCACCATATCCAAATGAAGGAACGACTGATCACTACTTAAATTATGCTATAAATGATAATATCGGTATGAGTGATATGAATTATACTTACATGGGTCAGAAGGCAAAACCAAAGCACTATGAACCAGCACTGAGAACTCTTTTACAACATTATTCTCAAAACCCAGAAAGAAAATTTAAAATATCTTTAGGAATAGGTGATGAAGAAGATCCATCTCATCCTGTTGTTAGAAGATATAAAAGAGCAACTGGGAGGGAAGCACCTTCTCCTTTTGATGGATTTGTTGATCTCACATCAATTGATGATATTAAAAATTTTATAGGTAAAAGCAAGGCAGAAATAAAAAGAAAAAGATTAAGCAGAGAGTTACCAGCAGTTGATACATCAAGACTTGGAAGAGAACCATCAATGTCACAAGGAAATATGACAACTGCTGAATGGAACTTTTGGAGAAGAAAAGGTCTTGGTGATTCGTACATACCAATCATGACATTCAAAGAGTTTATACTAGAGAACAAACATGAAAAAATTCAAGAGAATCTTATCGGAAACAATTCGCAAAACTGGTAGTGATTATACAATCTACAGTGAAAAAGGTAAGAAACTCGGTAAGTATGACAGTAAAGAAGCAGCAGAGAAAAGATTAAAACAGATAGAATGGTTCAAGAGACATAGGAATTATTAATGAAAACATTTAAACAATACTTAGAAGAAAATCGTCTAGCATCATTTGCAACCGCAGCAGCACTAGCATCAGGTGCAATGGCAGCACCCCCAAAACCAGAAGCATTGATGAAAGCGACTGACTATATTAAGGGTAAAGAAAATTTCATTGATACTGCAAGACCCGATGAGATTGCCACAGGAAAACCGTTAATGATTGGTTATGGAACTACAAGAGTATATCCAGATGGCACACCAATTAAACCAACCGACAAAATCACAGAACCAGAAGCAGCACAGCATCTGTCAAGTCACATTAGTAGAATGACTCCACGAATGGAAAAGATCCCAGGTTGGGATGAAATGGATGTCGGAAAACAAGCAGCACTCATGAGTTTTGCGTACAATACAGGTGGTGCATTCTATGGAGCAAAAGGATATGAAACAATCAGTGGTCATTTACAAAGAAAAGAATGGGATAAAGTTCCAGAAGCAATGAAATTATACAATAAATCAGGTGGAAAAGTTAGAGGTGGTCTTGTTACCCGTCGCGCAGAAGAAGGACAAATGTGGTCTGGTGGTTCTCAAACGAAACCAGCACCAACACCAACTACACCCACAACAACCACACAAAAACCAACAACAGCAAATGTTCACAGCGTAGGCAAGGGTGATAATTTATCAAGAATTGCTAAAAAATATGGAACTACAGTTGAAGAGATATTAAAAAAGAATCCATCAATTAAAGATCCGAATAGAATTGATCCAGGACAAAAGATAAACTACTAAATATTTCTATGATTGAAAAATTAGTACAATCTCTACACGAATCGGTTAAAAAAAGAAATAACCCAGAAGCATATGTTATTGATAAACCAAGTGATGCTGAAATAATTCATAGAGGTTATGTTCGTGATGCAACATTCCCCCTTAAATATGATTTTCTTCCCAGATCAAAAGGAAAATCAAAAAATGAAGGAACTCATGTTTATCATTTCAAAGCAGATGATGGAACTGGTATTATAGAAATAGATCACAGAGTAAATGAAAGTATAGCAAGTGGTCATGAAACAACATCTACAATCTCACATGAATTAAATGGCGTAGAAACAGATGTTAATCTTCGAAGAACTTTATTACCAGCAGTACAACACCATGTGAGATCGCATGATCCTGATGTCCTTAAAATTAAAAAAGGATTTAAATTTACAAAAGAACTTATTGATCGAATAGATCCAGATGGTAACATATTTGATGTATCAAAGACAGATTTTGGTACTATTTTAAAGAAAAAAGCACCAATAGACGAAAAATCAAAGAGAATTATCTCTCATCTCAAAAAGAAGATGAGCATAAATAAAAATAAGGAGAATTAATATGCCAAGATTACCAATTGTAGGAAAAAGCGTAAACCAAACTGTATCTCAAGCAGGGGAGAATACAAGAAGAATGGTTGGCGAAAGAATTTCTGGTAGAACTCAAGGTCTAGCAAATGTTCCAAGAAGAACTAGAGAAAATGCTGGGGAGTTCAGACAACGCTATATGCAAAAAATGCAGTCTTCAAACGAAGCTGGCGGTAGAGGATAAAATTTATGCCTAATTATGGTTTTATATGTGAGGGGTGCAATCATTCTTTTGATAAACTTTTACCAATCAATGATAGGGAAGTTCCACTCAAAGAAGATTGCCCCCAGTGTGGCGAAAAAAAGATAGTTAAAGATTTTGGTTCTATGAAACAAGCATTAAATTCAGATAGTCTATTAACACCAAATAAAGTAACTGGTGGTAGATGGAACGAATTGATGTCTAGAATGAAACGCGGAATTCCAAAGAGATATCATGAAAATTTGGATGGAGCATCCAGAAACACAGGAAGAAGATGGCTAGGATAACTTTTAAACAATTTATTGAATTAAATGAAGATCAAGATTTTATATCCAGCACAATGGGTATGATGCCTCCTAAAAAAATAAAAAACCCAAACACTGGTGTGCTTGAAGACAATCCAGAGTATGAACGAGAACTTAAAAAGTTTTCCAATTTTCCGTCAGGAACTGATACAATTAAAATAGACACACAAAAACCAGAAGGAACAGAATTTAGAGCAGACGAAATGCCAAAAGTAGTTCGTTCTGGTGGTAGAGCAAAGAAAAAAGCAGAGGATACTATGGGAGTTCCAAAGACCAATGAATACTTCTTCAAAGGTATGGGAATGTTCTGGTTACCTCCATCTGCATACACTCCAGATGTAACTGTAAGAGAAAGATAATAAATGAAGCACCAAGAATTTTTACAGCACCTCAGCAATCTCAGTAAAAAACCAATGAATTTAAAAGAAGCACTGGTCGATGATCCTGTTGAACCAGGAAAAGCAAAAGCACCTGGAGATGCTGGTGGTAGAGTTGCAAAAGCAGCATACGATTCAACACTTGGTGCATATGGTGACTATTGGAATAGAGAAATGAATAAAGTCAGTGCAACTGATGCTGCTGCAGCTGAAAGAATGGATCGTGAGTATGACGATTTACAAAAAGTTGAAGAACTACTAACAAGTGGTCAAATAACTGGAAAACAAGCAAGTGAAATGACAAGAACTTGGAAGAAAAGAGCACTTGCAAATCAAGGAGAAGATAAAGTTCAAAACTGGTTAGAAACTGGAGAAAGAGTAGCAGATACTGCATTTAATGTTGCAACAGATGCTCTTACTTATACTCCAGCATTTGGTGTTGCTGCTGGCCTGAAAGGATTAAAATCAGCAGTTGATACATCAAAAGCATATGCTGGCGTTCCCACTTATAAATCAAAAGAAGAAAATATTCAAAGTGCGGTAGAACAAGGAGTTGGATCAGTTACTCTTGGTGGTATAAAATATATCAAACCAATCACTCAATATGGCGCAGGACTTGGCAAAAAAGCAGCAGAGAAAACAGTAGAAAAAGTAGCAGCAACTAAATTAGGAAAACCAGTAGTCGATACAGGTAGAAAAGTAGTACAAAAAACTGAAGAAATTGCTGGTGCTGTATCACAAAAAGCAGGACAACTCACACAACAAGCAAAAGAGAAAGTGATTGCATCAACTCCACAAGCAGTAAAAGATGCAGCAGCAAGAGCAGCATCTACTGCAAAAAATATAAATCAAAGATTTGCTTATGACCCAGCAGGAGCCGCTGGAGGTGCAGTAATAGCAGATTTCACAACACCAGAGGAAGCAGGAATTGGGGAGCGTCTTGGAAGAATAGCAACTGGTATGTTTGTTGGTGGTAAAATTGCACCAGGTCTTGTAAAGCCATTAGAAGCAGGATTCAAGCAATCTTCTGTGGGTAGAGGTGTTGCTGCTGTCGAGAGAGCAGCAGATACAGCACTAGGAATGGCAAAAAATATCCACAAAATGCCAGAAGTTATGGTAACTCAAGCAGTTAGAGATACATTAAAAACTGGAAGACCCCCAATAGCACCAAAACAATCAAATATTTCTTCTGCACACGCTGCTGAACAAGGTGAAGCAAGAGTTGCAACAGCACATCAACGAGAACAAGGTGATGCAAAACTTTTTGATATACACGCTGCTGAACAAGGTGAAGCAAAAATAGCAGCACAAAGAGCAAGAGATGAAGCAGCAAGACTGAGAAGAAACGAACTAATCAAAAAAGGTAAGATCAAACCAGAACCACCAACAGAGGGACCACAATGAGCAATAATTTTCGTACAGAACAAGAAAAGATAAAGAATTTCCTAACTGAAGATATAATAGGAGTTGCAGCAAGAGAAGTTGCAAAAGGTGCAGCAAAGTCTGCTGCTAAAGAAGCTGCTAAAAGTGCAGCAAAGTCTGCTGCTAAAACAGCAGCAAAAGAAGCAGGAGAGCAAGTCGCCAAGGCAGGAATAGAAACTGTCGCTGCTCCAGTCGCTGCTGCTGCTGAAAAAGCAGTATCTACAGAACCAAAAGCAGCAACTGTAACCACAATTCCACCAGAACTTGAACCAATTTTAAGACCAAGATCAAAACCAGAAGACAAACCAGAAATTAAACCAGATGATAAATCAGAATCAAAACCAGAAGCAGTAGTTCCTGGTCAAGAAACTCCATCGTGGGTTGATTCTTGGGGTCTTCCACTTCTTGGTAAATTGCTAGGATTAAAACTAGGATTTAACCCATTCGCGGGTGGTCAACCACAACCACAAAGTAAATCAGAAACTGGAACAAAAACAAAGACTGCAACTGCAACTAAAACAAAAGAAAGTGATCTCACTGGTCCAGATTTACTTTCTGTACCAAGAGGTTCATCAACTCCACAGTATGCATATTCTTCGACAAACTTTGCACAAGAAACTTCCCCTGTATTTCAGAGAGAAGTTAGTAGGAATAAAGTTGCAGAAGATTTAAATCTTGCAGATGTTTTAAGAAAGAAAACCATTCTAAACCTTTTATCAGAAGAAGATATAAAGAGTCTAGAACCTAGCATAAGTGGTCCTCGTTCTCCACAAGCAGCAAGAATGCAAGAGAGAAGTCTCAGCACAATGTCAACACCAGACACTCGTAAAAATAGAGCAAATGCAATTCAAAGAATGAAAGATGCAATTGCTGCCATGAATGTTGAGACACCAAAACCAACAATCAATCCAAAATACGCGGGTATGCCTATCAGTGAAAAATCTAAAAAGATTCCAGCAACAAAGAAGATTCTCCAGAAACCATCTTGACTTTTAAAATAAAGGATGGTATAATATGGTTGTGATTGGTAACTTTACACATAATTTTCTTACTGAACTTAACGAACCAAACTTTGAGGTTATTGAGAAAGGGGAAGTCCGTCTGTATAAAACACCAGACGGACTTTTTCCATCCGTAACCACAGTTACTGGTCATGAAAATAAGAAAAAATACAAGAACTGGAGGCAAGAAAATACCAAGGAATCCCAGCGTGTCTGTGACCGTGGTACTCTTCTCCATTCTAACATAGAATCTTATTTACTCAACGAGCATGTTGACATGAATAATGAATCTCCTGTATTTGATCTTTTTAATCTTATCAAGAAAGAGGTGGATAAGATTTCCGATGTCTACGCCCTCGAACAATTCCTATGGGGTAAAACCGTAGGACTTGCAGGACGAGTGGATTGTATTGCAAAATACAATGGTGTTCCTTCAGTCATCGACTTCAAGGCAAGCACTCGACCCAAACGCAAGGTAGATATTCAACATTATTATTGCCAAGCAACTGCATACTCTTTGATGTTGCAGGAAAGAACTGGTATTCAAATACCAGATATTGTCATTTTGATTGCAAATGAACAGGGGTTCTGTCAGGTGTTCAAGGAGAAGGTAATTAACTTCGTTGAACCACTCAAGCAGTGCATAGATACATACCGTAGAGAGGTAAATCTAGATGCACTTATTCAAGAATGATATTAATCGTAAAGGTTCACAAACCTGGTTAAATTGTAATGACAATTCCCGATCAAATGTTTACCGTAATTTATTTATTAAGGAAAACGGTGGCAATTTTAAACGGGTAGGAGCGTATTGGGAGTGGACAGACAACACAAAAGTTGATAGTATAAATGATGATAGTATACAACAATCTGATACCCCGAAAGAAAAAACTTGGGTGTTTGAAGATGCAACAGGTGAGAGACACACCACAACTAATCTCACAGAGTTCTGCAAAACAAATAATTTATCAAGAGCAAAAATATACGAATTGATCAATAAGACAAGAAATAGTCATAAAGGATACAAATTCGTAACAATCGAAAACCCCGCATAGCGGGGTTTTTTATTATAAATACTCTATATGATAAATGAAAATGAAACAACTGGATCTTTAGGACCAATTACCATAACTTTCGGCAAATTTAGTCCACCTCATGTGGGTCATCATGGTGCTGCTCAGTTTGGAGCAGATTATGCTAGAAAAAATAATATGGACTTCAGAGTGTATACAAGCAAAAAGCACATGAAGAAATTAAAAACACCAAGACCACACGCAGAAACTCCACTCAGTCCAGAACAAAAAGCAAAACATCTTCCAAGAGTTCTTGGTGTCGATAAAGTTCATTTTGAAGAAAGTCCATATTCAACAATAGAGAGCTTACTCGCTGCTGGTCATTCTCATGTACATATAATTCTTGGTTCTGACCGCATAGAAGATACTGCTCCAGGATTACGAGAAAAATACGGAGATAGAGTTGTTCCTGTTCAGTTTGGAGAAAAAAGATCAGAAGGTAAAAAGGGTATTGCTGGTGCATCAAGCACAAAGATGCGTGAACATGCAAGAGCAAACAACTTTGAAGCATTCAAAGGAATGTTACCAGGACATGTACCAGAAGACCACGCAAGAGAAATGTTCAGTGATGTTCGTGGTGGTTTAAAAGCAGCAAAGTTAGATTTAGTAGAGAATACAAATCGTAAATTTAGTCGTAAAGAACCACTATTCCCATCAATTGAACATGCTGCAGATCACTGGGGTCTTGTTCACATTGGTAATGGAAAATACCGTCACTTCACTGGTGCTGGTCATGTATTTGGTACTGATGAATTAAAATTCATGCAACACTATGGAGTCATGCGTGACCCAGAAGTACAACATCAGTACGAACAAATACTTGGAGAAGAAGTATCTGCACAAACAAGAATTAAACTTTCTCGCATTGCAAAAAGAACTGCAAAGATTCGTGCTGCAAAAAGAAGAGCGCGTGTTAAAAGAAGAAGAAATGTCAAGCAATTAAAAGGTAGAGCGACACAAGATGTAAAGAATCAACTTCGTCATCGTTATTACAAAGGAAGTTGGCAGAAGTTAGGATTTTCTACTCGCGCAAGAATTGATTCAAATGTTAACAAGAGAAAGAAAATTGCAGATTCAATGGTTCGCAGAATCTTTCCAGATGTTATACGAGGAGAGAATGAAAGACTTCGCAAAGTCAATACAAGAAAAGAATCAGTTGAGGAATTGCTTCTTCCATTATTAACAGAAGCAAGAATAGGTCAAAGAAAATTAAGATCTGGTAAAATTGGTGCAAATAGTGCAGCAGAGAGATCGGGTGCACGCAAAAGAAAAAGAAAACAAAGAGCAAAAGAAGACGCATCAAAAAGCACAGGAAAAACAACAGGCTCTGTTAAAGGTCATTATGCAGTAGTTCGTGCTACCTCTGGTAAGAACGAAGGTGATCTTATGATTGTAGATCGTCATTCATACAATTCAAGAGTTCATGACATTGTTGTTGCTCCAGATAAGTTCACAATGGCAGCTGGTGAAAAATTACTTGATGATGAAAACTTCACACAAACAGATTCATCTGTCTCTCTCTTTGGAAAAATAAAAGGAGAGAAATCAGCAAAACTTCCAGCAAATAAACAAGAAGCAAAATTTGCTGAACCAGCAAAAAAAGCAAAAGCAAAAGCAAAAGCAGAAAAAGAAGATAAGGGACCAACACCAGAACAAAAGAAAGCACAAAAACAAATGATGCCAGAAGAACCTGGTGAATGGGATGTTGTTCCTGGTAATATTGTTGCAAAAAGAAAACAAGGAAGATATGACACTGAAGCAACATCACATGATGCTTCAACTCTTGAACTTGGTCTTATTGCAAGTGTGAACATGGCACTGGGAATGGATCCAAAAACTCAAGTCTCAGAAGGATTAATGTCAAAAGATGATATGATGAAAGTAATTAAAAATCCACATCAATCATTTTTACCAGCAGCGCAAAAAATTGCACAAGCAGTAATTAAAAAGTTTGGTCCAGGAATATCAATCCAATCAACAGGTAAAACTATAGAAGGTGTTGACTTAACAAAAGAAGCACAAGCAGCAGGAATAGTAAGCAAAACTGCAAAGACCGATGCATTAATCAAAGAAAGAAAAACAGGAAAAATAGTTTCTAGAGCTTCTGTAAAAATTGGTGATGAAACACAAGCAGCATCTGGTAATTGGCAAGACACTCATAGAGGATTGCAAGTTTCAATTGATGTAGCAAAAGAACTTGGAATAAAAGTTCCAGAAAAAGCACAGAAAAAAATAAAAGAAATGCAAGAATTTCTTGCTAGTGATGAATATGGAGGAACTTCTCTTACAACAGCAGGACCAACAGAGTTATATACAGTTGGTGGAAACAGAGGAGTATTTAAAGGCGAAGACAAAAGAATTTTAAGCAAAGAAAAATCAAATCAAAAATTAACTGATATGTATAATGATTTTGAAAAGAGTTTCCCAGAGATTGCTGCAATATACAAATACGTTCAAGTAACAGGTATTCACAAATTTGATAAAGATAGTCCAGCAGTAGCAGACACAATGCTTGCATCAACACTTGACGGTACTCAAGTCAAAATTGAACCAATCACAGTTGATCTGATGAAAAAAACTAATTCGCAATTAATATCAAGATTTAAATCTGGAAGAGTAAAAGGAAGTAAGGCAGAGGAAAAAGAAGTACAAAGATTAATCAAAATTGCTGAAAGTCAAGGGAAAAAAATTCAAGCAGAAGAGTTAAGAAAAATATATGCATACAGAAATGTTGCTAGACTGTTAATGGAATCTAAGTTTGAAAAAGCAAACGAAAACTACGACACAACCCCTTTGACTAAACTTGATGGATTTCAACTATTAAAGATGTTAGTAGAAAATGCATATGAAGATTCCATGACTCAAATTGACACACCAGAACTGCCACCAGATCAAATAAAAGCAGCACTTGAAGATATGAAGCAAATTGCTGAACAAAATCCACTCATGTGGTTTGAGATAATGTATCCATTATTCGAATACGAAATGACACCAACAACAATCAATTGGTTAGATGTTTTACGAACAGATGGATACACAACAAATAAAGTGTATATAAATGGTAGAGAAATTCTAATACCAGTTGAAACACCAATGAATTATCCTGCACCTGGAATGGAAATTCCAACGGTCAATGTCGAAGAATCATATCTAACAGAGAAAAGAAATTATCGCAAAGAATATGATAATTATCATGGCAAACCAGAGCAGAGAAAGAATCGTGCTGGAAGAGTAAAAGCAAGAAGATTAATGATAAAGATGGGAAGAGCACGCAAAGGTGACGGCAAGGATATAGATCATAAAGACGGAAATCCAAGAAATAACGGAAAGAACAATCTACGAGTTCGTAGCAAATCAGCAAATAGGGCAGACAATGATTAAGTTATCAGAAGATCTCCGTCGTTGGTTCAAAGAAAAATGGACTGCACAAGATGGTTCAGAGTGTGGTGACTATAAAGGTCGAGGAAGAGTAAAGTGCAGACCATCACGCAAAGTATCTGATGAAAGTCCAGAAACTTGGAGTGAAATGTCACCAAAGGAAAAGAAAAAAGCAGTCAGACTCAAACAAAAAGCACACAGAGAAGGAAAGCAATTTAGTTCTCATAAATCAGGTAAAACGTGGGATGGTAAGAAAAACAAGTACAGACCAAAAAAGAAAAGGTTAAAAGAAATGTTTGAAGCACTAAAACAACTATTGGCAGAAGCAAAAGAGAAAAAACCATACAAGGGATTCAAGAAAGGCAAGAATCACCCAGAGGGTGGTCTGTCTCGCGCAGAAGCACGCAGACAAGGAATTCATGCTGGTATTGAAACCAAAGAAGAAGCAAAGCGCAAAGGTGGTTTTGGTAAACTTTCTGGTAAAACACAAAAACGTAGAAAGTCTTTCTGTGCTCGTATGTGTGGAATGAAGAGAAGAAGAACTAGTGCAAAAACTGCCAGAGATCCAAAAAGCAAGATCAATGCAGCACTCCGAGTGTGGGGATGCAAATGTGGTGGCAAATCTAGAAAACAAGTTAAAGAAGAGTTCATTGGAATGATTCTTGAGAAGAAGGGTTCTTGCTGGAGTGGCTATAAGCAAGATGGTATGAAGAAAAAAGGTGGAAGAATGGTTCCAAACTGCGTTCCCACCAACGAGTCAGTTCAATTAAACGAAGGCAAAAATAAACCAAAGAATAAAAAATTATGGGCAAAAGCAAAAGCACTTGCTCGTCAAAAATTTGATGTATATCCATCAGCGTATGCAAATGGATGGGCAGCAAAATGGTATAAAAAGAAAGGTGGTACTTGGGTGTCAGAAAATTTAAATTATATTCAACAATCAGTTAAAGAAAAATTCCTTGCAGAAGGATGTGGTTGTGGTGGAGGTAATAAACCAAAACCAAAACCAAGACCAGTTCAAAAACCAAAAGGAAATGATCTGAACGAAGAAGTAAAGAACGAAGCACATCGTGGAAAAATGTCAAGAAAGATGATTAAGAGTAGAGATGCCCGAGCAAAAAGACTAAAAGGTGTAGCAAAAGTTGTTGTTAAGGGAGATACACCTCTTAATGCTCAACATCGTCTTGCAACTTATATTGAATGGAAAATGAAAAAGGGCAAAAAGAAGAAAGGCGATGCTGACTAAATAAGAAAGAGGTAACATATGCATAACTACACAATACCATATACAGAATATAAAAGTATATTCTCTCCATTTGACGCAGAAACCGTACAAGGGAAAATGCGTCTTAATCCACAAACAAATGAGGGACTGCACAGAATCAATTCAATGATTAATCATTGGTTAGGTTCTAAAGGAACACTAAATCCCCACAATGCTGTTGTTGAATTGAGATATAAACTTAATCATTTAAATCTTGATTTTCCTTTAACTTCAAATACACCAATTGAAAGCACAAATACATTTGAGGTAACTCATGGTAATGTATTCGGTGCTACTCCCGAGACTGATCTCTCAAAGGGATTTGATCATGGAGCAGATCTTCCACGTTATACTCTTACCGTAACAATGGGTAAAGATGAAGATGGATTTAAATTAAGCGGAAGACTAGAACCAAAAGATAAAACTATCGCAGAAGCATGGGATAAGAAAATCAAGAGCGAGAGAAGAGTAGATAAAGTAAAGAAGATGATTAAGAACAAAAAGAAGAAGTGAAATGTTAAAATTAAATAGTGATAATTTTATTCTTTATGCGATGAAGATGTATAATAGCACATCATCCTCTGGTCTTACTGAATTTTATGAAGATATTAATCGAATAAAATACATTAAAAGACTGTTGATAAAGTATAAAAAAAATCATGATTTAAAAGAAAGACTTATTCTTAATCATATAATAATATTACAAAATGTATTTGGTGCAGAAGCGTGTTCTAGAATTTTATTTCATAAAATTCACAAGGATTTACATTCATATTTAAAATCGTTTTTGGCATACCTACAATATCTACCAAAGTATATACCAGAGGTAGATATAACAACTATAAATACTGACCACAGAATTGATAAAATTTTAAGAGAATTAAAATGATACATGTAATAGATCTGATAAAACAAATTACTTACATCACAGAAGCAGCGGAAGCAGAAACAACTGGTCACATGACTCACATGTCTGACTGGAAACTTTATGGCAATTCTATGGAAGATCTAGAACACGCAGAAGCAATGCACAGATTTATGAATGGTCAAGAAACAGAAGGTCACAGTGTATCCTGGAAGATAGACGGTGAGACTAGTTTAACCTTTGGTAAAAAGCAAGACGGTAGACATTTTGTTGCTTACAAAAGCGCAAAGAATCATTTTCATACTCCAGAAGAAATAGAAGCAGCAGGAGTTCCTTGGGCAGAAGCAGGAAAAAGATTATTAAAATATGTGACTGAGATGAATATTAAACCAGGTCATGTATTTCAAGGTGATTTGCTGTGGACTAACCGTGACAAAGAAATTCATGACGGGACACATATAAAACCAAATACTATTCCGTATAAACCAACTCATCATGATGTAGGTATTGCTGTACACAGTCAATATGAAATGGATCATGCTGGCAATTTAAATAGAACAACAAACGCACCAGAGGTTTCACAAATTAAACATGAAAAAGTATTTGCTCCAGATTTACAAATCAAACCTGGTCAAATAATGCTCACAAGAGAACGAAACAAAGCAGTTGGTGAATCTCTCACAAAAGCAAGATCTCTAATGACACCAGAGGTTCAAGAGTATGCAAATTCACTTGCAACCAATAAAAATATGCAAAAGTTCATACAAGAGTATGCAAATGAAGTAGTTGCAACTACTGGTAAGAGAGATGTTGAGTCGTTAAAAACATATCTTCATAAACCAATCATGGGCACAAGAACATCTTATGGGTATATGGAGAAAGCAACACAAAGAAACAAATCAGAAAAAAGCAGAGCAGGACTTGTAAAAGAAATAGAAGATCACATAAACCAACACGGTGATAAGTTATCAGCAATGTTCCAATCAATGCAACATGTTGCTGATGCAAAACACCACATGCTAGATCAATTCAAGGCACATGGTCACACAGCACCATTACAAGTTCATGGTGGTGGAGAACACGAAGGTGTGGTTTCAGCGTTTGCTAAAAAGAAACCAGGAATGATTAGTGGAATTATTGGTCGTCTTGCAAAACTCACCAGAGAAGGAATATCTGGATTCAGTGCAAGAAACCGTAGACGAGGTGTTGAAAAGGGATACACCAAAGAACGTGAAATTCCTCACCCAGAAGTACCATTTATCGAAAACAACAATCTTAAAGAAGAAATGGCAGTTGGTACTGGTGCTGGTCTTGCAGGACTTGGTGGACCAAAAGATGTTGCAGTTCCTGTTGAAGCACAGAAGCGTTACACTCGCTCTGGTCCAATGAGAAGAAAAAGAAAGATTGCAGAGTCTTTTTTAAATTCCAATAACTTCATGAAATAATTGCTTACAGATATAGTATGAATCAACTATATCGCTAACAGGACTACCGATCATTGTCCTATTGGGTGTTATCATAGTCTGTAAATCAATTTTAGTTTCATCAAAGAAAGATTTGAACATCATTTCTTTATCTGAATTTCCTTTACCAGTTGCTAATTTTTTAACAACAGTTGGTTCTATAATATCTACTGGAAGAGATGCTTGATACAGTTTATATTTTAATATTCCTGTGTTCTCTGCAATATTAAACACTCTACCAGTGGCATTGTATGCGTACCCTTCTAGGGCGATTCTAGAGCATCCAATGACTACCCTCATCACCCAGTCAGATATTGAACCGTAACGCTCGCAATCCCCATCGTAGTCGTCAAACAACTCACCATGAATATTGCCATGAAATGTAGTTGCATATTTTTTAATATCTGTGAGATAATAAAATGAACAATTATTAAAATTAAATTTGTTCTTTGTGTCGAAGACACAAATGGAAGGACCGTTTAAAGAATAATCAATTCCAGCAATATGCATAATCATATATATTTATGGAGAAATTCAGATGAACAGATCACAAATAGAAAAATTCAAACAAGCTTTGGGTAAAGTATTTGAAAATGACGAAGGTAGATGGGACAGAGATAAAAGAATAAAAGCAGAAGAAGCAGCAAAGCAAGCGGAACAACAGAGAAAAGCAAAAGAACAGCAAGATAGAGTTAAAGGTTGGGGTTCTCAAGATTTTATGTCTGATGAAGACAGAGCAAAGAAAGGTCTTCCACCAGCAGAGAGTACACCACCCCCACAAGCACCAAATCCAAAACTTTCTCCAAGCGGATCGTACCTAGAAACAAATCCAAAATTTGATTTCAAAAAAGCAGGACAAGACTTAGCAGCAAAAGACGCTGCTGAAAAAGCAAGAAAAGAAGCAGCAGATAAAGCGTGGATGCAAGACCAAGACGCAAAAGCAGCAAAAAGAGAAAAACAAGACAGACAAGATGTATTTAAATGGCGTATGAAGCAATTAGGTACAGAGGATAGACCTGGAAGTTATTATGGGGAAACCAATCCAAATGAAAGATAAAAACTAAATCATAAAAGAAAAAGGGGTCTTACGACCCCTTTTTTGTTTACTCAAACGGATGTTTTTCGTCAAACATCTTATTATCAAAATTTAATTTAAACTGTTCCAGTCTCTTTGCTGGTATCTTTAACCCAGACACAAGAGTATATAACCGTAGAGTTGGTTTGTCATCCTCGTATATGCCTCTGTGGAAGGTCGCATTTGGCACTAGGGACGATAGGGTATCAAACCCATAAGATAGACTGTCCATGAGTCCTGGGGTGTTTGCCATCAATTCCTTGCCACCAACAGCACAACAAGCAGCAAATGTACCATTTGAGATATCAATTTCAGCAAGAAGAGTCTTGTCTATATTACTTTTAATTGATTTTGAGATTTCAGTTTCATTTGAAGTCTTGGATGCTGGTTTATTTCCATCAATGTTCATCTTAGACACACCCATTACCATCACACCACCACAACGGAAGGTTGTAGCGTAATCAGTTGGATCAAACGAGGTGTATTGAGAAGGATGCTTGGAAAGTACATTAAAGATATGAAACAAACCAGAAACTGTACTGTTTATAGTATTCCAGAATTCCTTGACTGTTAGATTGCTATACATTTTTTCAATTCTAGCATTGTCAAGAATAACAAGAGGTGATATTTCCTTGCGTTCTGCTTGACCACCTATTTGTTTGAGAACTCGGTAAGCGTTATAAGAAACCTTTGGGGATGTGGACTCACCGCGAGTAGGTAGAGACATGACAACACCTACACGCTCTTCTGGGTTATCATGACCAATGAACTTCATATACTTCTTTGCAATGTCAATTAGTACAAGTGATGAACCGCTTCCGCTACCACCACCAGCACCAATACAAACCATAATGTGGTCCACTTTTGTGCCATAGACTTTACGCATGAGATCAAATATCTCTTGTTTGTATTTGACTGTTGCATTTGCTCCACGCTCCATATCTTTTCCTGCACCCTCTTCTCCTATATCTAATAGAAGTTTTTGTGTATCTGGAATGCCTAAAAGTGCAAGATCCTGTTTAGATGTATTGACTGTTATGCATTTCTTATATCCACGGTCGTAGAAAGCCTTTGCAAGTCTTCCACCACCCTGACCAGAACCTATCCATGCAAATACATGTGATCCGCCACTCTCGTCCTGTACTTCTTCCTGTACAGAATCTGGTTCTTTATAATCTTCTAACTCTAGGTCTGGTATTTGTAAATCGGGAATATCCATTTTTTCTCCTTAAGGTAATATACCGTTAACTGTTGCTCCGTTTTGTGCTCCAAGAACACTGACTCCTGGAATACTGCTGCCAATTGGCATAGATTCATCGGATACCCATAGACCAATAAATCTTGGATCATTTTGTTTTGCAATTTCAATCTTTGTTGTATTGAAGTCTGCAACAACTTTAAAGTTTAAAGTAACAATTAAAGTTTCTTTATCATAAAAAGTTTTATTTCCAAGTTGACTCAACCAATTATGTGATGCATTACCATCCTTTGGTACTGAAGATTCATTAATGTTTCCTGCACCTGGCATTGGAAGAGCATTTTCCATGCTTGGTGGTGCACCAGTTTTATTTAATCCTGTAAATTCAAGAACATTTGGATCCCAAACAAAGTTGGTGCATACAGATGAAAGCAGTTGTGGCTTTGTCTCTGGTTTAATCATAATCTGAACTGGAATCGTATCACCAATCTTAAACTTAGTAACTGGTGCTTTCAAGTAATGAGCAACCTTGTAATCTGCTGGAACACCAAACATAATTTGCTCACCTTGGTTTCGAGTTTCCTTCAAAACGTTTGTGCCAGTTGTTGGGCTTCCATCAATCTTGGTTGTGATTGTGTTTCCTTGACTTATGGTTGTTGGGAGTGTTCTGATGAATGCTCTCTGTTGTCCCCATACAGGTAGATAAAAATCATCCTTGACCAAGAATCGAATTTTTCCTAGAAGACGATATCCACCTTGCCACATATATCCATCAAAGTTCCATTGATAATACATTGGTTTTAGTGATGGGGTGCGTAATTCTGGTGCTTTCAGTGCTTCTGAGTGAAAGAGAAATACGCCATCACTGAGCATTGTCTGTTGTACCTTTGTTGCATCCATAACATTTTTATCAAATGCTGGACCAAAAGCAGTGGTATCAACTGGTAATAACTCTAATCTGGTGTGATCGTATTGTACTACAACATCAGATGAACGATAAATGCTGAACATAGCAACAGTTTTACCGTTCACAACTTTTGTCTTGGTAATGGGCATTGCCATAATATCTGCTGTTATGATCTGTCCTTTGTGAGCAATTTGCCCGTATCTAGTGTTACCATTCCATGTTTTATTTGCCCAATCACAAGAGAGATATAGTTGATATCCAATTGTAGGATCAATAAAATATGGTGTATATACAGTTGCAGGGGGAACTGGAACTAACTGAATTGTTCCATCTGGTTGCGGAACTTTAGTTGGTGGTGTTTGTGCATCCACTGAAAATGTAATTACAAACGCAAACAGTAAACCTAGTAAATTTTTAATTTTCATATGATTTCCTTTTTTCTATTAATAAACTGAAATCTTTATTTTTTGCATCACCGTTATACTCCCAAGCATAACCTTTTTCAATCAGTAATTTATTGATGCAAATATTATTATCTCCATAAATTTCTCCAAGTATTCTTCCGTACTTGTCATCCTTTGTAGTTCTAATTTTTAAATTGTTTTGATTAATTAACCAAATTGCAAGAAACTCTTTTGCTTCTGATGCAAGAATTCTTTCTTGATCATTTTTGCTATTTGATTCTGGTGTATCCACCCCAGTGAGTCTAGTTCTTTCCTTGTGAAAAACATTGAACCCTAGATCAAATAAAATATCTACAGTGTCACCGTCAACAACTCTGAGAATTTGTTTTATTGCATATTCATACATACGACTATTTATGCTTACAACCAAGTAACTTTACCCATTCCCTAGTTGCCTTATCATTCCATTTATTTAAAAGCATTTTATTTATTCTATTTAATCCATATTTTCCAAATTTAGTTGCCAATTTCATAGCACCTAAAGCATCAGACGAAGAATTTGTTTGTACCTTACATAAAGAATTTACAAAAGAAATTTCAGTAGAAGCAACAATAGGAATTCCCTTGTGGATGAAATCAGCAGCAGTGATATTAAAAGTTTCACTAAAAGAAACTTGCATTCCAAGGTCCATCTGACCAACTAAATTTAAAAAATCAGCATGAGGATACCAGGGGTGCTCGACCAATCTAGAGTCTTGTCTATCTTTAAATAAATTTCTTAAATTAGACAGAACATTTGAAATACCATGTTGTGCTGAATTTGCCTCATGCTCAGAAACATTAATGTGTACTGCAACTGGTTGTTGAATCTCTTTTGCAAATTCTATTGCCCATACTGCTTGCTGTAGATGGTTTTTGAGTGGTCGTAATGCACCAAATATTCCAATATGAAACTCATCAGTATCTCTCACATATGGAACAGAAGAGGAACAATTGGATGAAGGATAATAAATGTTTGGAGAATAAGTTATATTATGTCCGTATATACTTTTTAAATTTTTATAGAACTCTTCGCTGTTTGCAGTTAATTCTATATCAATCCCTTCTTTTCGTAAAAGCATATACTGATTCATCCAATCAAATGCAATACCCTCTGTTGCAATGAATGGACTTTTTGAATGTAGTCTTATATGCCATTTAACATTTGGGTGCAACTTTGATAATATTCTAAACTTATCAGGAACAACCCATATTGCTTCTATGAAAACATCTGTTGGTTTAAACAGATGAACTTCTTTGTCTATGCAATTATTATCAACAACTTGCACAACTTTAGATTCTATTCCAAGTTCTTGCAATTTTCTTGCAACAAAATCACAAGAGTTATATAACCCATATGCTTTTGTCATCTGACCGTATGCATATCTTTGTTTTATAACAAAAAGAACTTTTCTTTCTTTTGACATGGAATTCCTTTTATTAGTATGTATAAAAGAAAACCCCCGCTTTCACGGGGGTTTTCGAGAAGGAAGAATTGGTTGAATTTAGAACTTAAATCCAACACCAAATGACATTACAGTATCCATGTCCTCAAAATCAAGATCATCGGTGACTGCAAATCCTACGCCAGCATTTAGCGCAACGTTATTAGCAATGTTATATGATGCATTTGGTCCAACAACAATAACATTTTGACCATCAGTGTAAAATTGTGAAAGTTCTCCACCAACCTTAAACTTGTCAGATACCTTGTACTTGACTGAAGTAGTTGCTTCAAAAACATTATCTTCCACAAATCCACCAAACACGGGCATGTAAGTATAGTCATTGACTAGAGTATACTTGACTGTTTGATTAACATCAACATCACCCCAAGATAGTCCAAATACAGCACCACCCGAGAAAGTTGCATCACTTGATGAATAATCACCATCAAGTGGTAGTGCTACTCCACCAACAAGGTCTACCCAAACCTTGTCGAAAGTAAATGCCTTCTTATATTTAAGACCAACTTGGACATCGCCTAGTCCAGTTGAATATCCAGAAAAATTATTATCACTGTTATTATAAATTGGGAGATTAATATCTGCTTGAATATTTTCGTCAATATTAAAAGCGAGAGTTGTATCCCATTGTGTGATATCGCCACCATCGAAGTTATAAATTGTTACTTCTTCGTTGATGCTAATCTTAAAAGTGTCCGCACAGCAACTTTCCTTGTTCTGTGCTTCTTGTGCCATTGCAAATCCGTTTGCAAAAAGTGCTACGAGTGCTGATAATACGATAGTTGAGAATTTCTTCATTAAATACTCCTTAATTAGTTAAATCTACTAGTTCACACTTATCTCCGCTACAAGCGAAGGTTTGTGTCCCTACAGTTTTATCTTCCTTCTCATATTGGGTTAACATCGCCCAATCTACATTCTTAGGCATCTTCTCCAATGCCTTAAGATATTCTTCTTTGTTGCATTCTTGATATGGTGCTTGACGATATGAGTGATCGCTGTGTGGTAGGAATGAGATACCACTGATTTCATCAAAGTACTTGTATACCCATGCTCCCACTTCCATCCATTCATTTTCACGAACAGTGATTGTAATGGATGGTTTATGCTCACACCAGTGTCGCTGATATGTCAACCATAGTTCAAGATGTTCAATTGCTGTCATGTCATTACGAGTTACAGACCCTTCTGCCTTCATCGGGAACGAGAACACCATTGTGTGATCTGGTTTCATTGCGCATGGTTCTGCTGGGAATCCCATCTCTACCATCATCTGACATAGTGGATCTTTCTTATCTGCACGAACTGTGCGGATATAATACTCACTGTGTCGTGGGTGAATACCCGATGCAGCATCTGTAAGTTGTGAAACTGTACCAGATGGTTTGATGCATGTAATTGCTGCAGCAGGATTAATGCCAAGAGTCTTTGCATATTCTTTATTTACTTGGACTGCTAATCCTTTTAGTGACACAAGCGTGTCTGCAACATCAAGAGTTCTCATCATTTTATTGTCAAGAATACCTGTCAGTGAAACACCAAGTAGTGCTTCCTCTTCACAATTCTTTCTCCATTCAGATGAAAGGTATGGAAAATGTGTGAGTGCCGCTTGCCATGTTCCTAAGATTGTAGCAAGTCTTACTTTACGACGAAGAGATTTTACATCATCATCTGGACGAACTACAACTTCAGTGAGATTACAAAATTCACGATCCCTGAGAATAATTTCACTGCATGGATTTGTGCCGAATTCATATGTTGAATCGCGTCTTTCTCCAAGTTTAGATACTGTCTTACGACATGCATCTCTATTGAATATACCACGCTCTCCACTCTTTGATTTGTATAGTGCCACCCACTCATCCATGAACACTCCTATTTCTGGTTTTTCTTTGTACGCGACCGAGTTGTTGGCAAGTGCGCGCTGTGGATTATCATTCCACCATGCTCCTGACTTGGCATCTCGCATTCTTTCATCCGTAAGATTGGAGAGACTAATAAGAGCAGATCTACGGACTCCTCCAACCACGACAATTTCTGCAATTTTGCATACGATATCGTGACATTCGATAGATGTAAGTTTTCTCCCTGCTGCTCTCTTAAAAGTATCAACGGTGAATTTAAATAGATCTTCAAGCGGTCTTGGTCCAGACGCTCTACCACCGAATGTTTTGAGGCGGGCCCCAGCAGGACGAACTTTTGATACATCCCATTTTGGAATCTGACCTCCAATGAGTAAGGAGACAAGTTCCTTGTAAGCCTTAGCCCAACCAGCCTTGCTATCTTCCACAATGATCGTGGTGTCAGAATCCGTAAACTGTTCAGCAATCGTCGGAAGTTTTTCAACATACTGTCTCTCCACACTAAACCCTACACCTGTACCACACATGAGAATGTATAAAATCTCATCGAATGCTCGTATACGATTTACAGCAACATATGAACAATTATATCCAGCAACATTATCTCGTCGCAGTGCTTCCCCAGCAGTCATTAATGCTCTCATGCTTGGCATGATTTCAAGGTTAAGAACTGCTTCTTCTAATTCAGAGCGTAGTTCTTTTGTAACTGTATAATTTTTATTTTCTTTGAGATACGACTCAAAAAAATCAAAATACCGCTTTACAGTTTCCCCCCAAGATTCTCTTCGTTTTTCTTTTTCTAACCAACGAGCATATCTAGAGGTGTGAATAAATTTCTGATAATCAGAAGGCAGTTCTTTCATGTAGTCTCCTTTGTCAGCACATACCACGATTCAGGGAAGAGAGGTTGAATAATTTCACCAATCGCTTTTGCATATTCTCTTACCTCCCACTGCGCGTGTGGATCGGATCTTTGTTTATAAACCCTAGCATACGCAGCAAGGGATCCAGTCCACCACCACTCAGTATAAGTTCCCTGTGGGAGAACAAATCTCGCTTGTTCGGGGGCGACTCCTTTATCTATAAGGGAATTGTAAACTTCCATGCAGCGATCTACAGCATCTTGATATGTTCTTTGAAAAAGGTTCTTATTTTGTTCATTTTTCACGAAATCCTCAGACCCTTGCTTTGCACTTCCTGCTGGTTTTTCTCTCCAAAATGGATAATAAATATCAGGAGTATACGAAACATATCTACGAGAAATTTCATTTTCTACAAATCCAACTTTATGTTTAAAAAGTTGAGTGCGAATAGAAATTGGTGCTTTAATTCTCAATGTAATTTGTGGATGTGCGAATGGTGTCCAGTGGTTGTGTTCTGCAAGATAATTAACTAATTTTGAATCTTTTGCAGTAAGATGACCAACACCTTCATGGTCTATTTCTTCCCATTCACTTTCCTTATTAAACGAAACCCTCGCAGCATTAACAATCGTGAGGTCAGATCCCATGTGATCGACATATTCAACAAATCCAGAATCAAGAACAGTTATTCTTTCATTCATTTTTCAAACCTCTTTAGCATTTCTGTTTCTTCACCGTATAACTTTTTTACTATGTTCTTGGCAAATAAAATAAAAGATTCGTTTGTTATGAAACCACAAACACCAAAAAAATTATTCCAATCTTCTTCGTCAAAGGAATTGTAATCTAATTCTTTTGAATGACGAACAAAATTATCCAAATAATTTTTAATTGCTAGTGGATCTTCTTTGTTTGTTTTTTTCCTTCGTGTCCACTTATTCAATGCTTCTTCTAATGAATCTCCAAGTTCAATTTTTCCATCAATAAATTTATCATATGCATTTCTTTTCTTCAATAACATATTATATAATTCATTTAGAAACTTTTTATTATCTTCATGCCAATATTCAAATTGGACACCGTTTGAATTTGTAAATGTACGAGCGTAATCAATTGCTCTATGGAACATCTCAGAATCTTGTTCTCTGATATATTCAGCAAATTTAAAATGAAACTCTACAAGTCCAACCAATAAATTATAATCTTTTTCTGGAATTTTCATTCACATTTTCTCCATATATTAAATGCTAACAGTGCTGATACACCTCTGAATGTGTTTGCTTCGATTATATCACAAGGATTAATTTCAGACAACACCATATCATTTATATCTTTAACTTTCATATCTGATGGATAAATACAAATTTTTTCACCATTCGATATTAGAGTTTTCATAATATTTGCTACATTTCTACTTCTTGGTTCATTATCAATGATGAAGATCAAATCTTCATTTGGGAAAACCTTTCTAATTTCTAGAAAATTTCCTAGACCCAAGCAAGCAACAGCGTTGGGAAGAAACAGACTGTCTATCGGACCCTCCACAACAAAGATAGGTTTGCTCTTGTCTACAGTATCCAACCCATAAGTTAATTTTACATTCTCTGTTTTTTTAAGAGTAATATATTTTGGTTTTATATTTCCAATAGATCGACCCTGGATTCCAATACATTGATTATGCTCATCAAATACAGGAATTAATATTCTTTCATCCTGTTCAAGTAAATTTGCATATTGAGAATTAAATGTCTTTGCAAAGATACCAAATTGACTTGTGAATCCAAATCTATCCCATTTATTCTCTGGTATCTTTCTCTTCTTTAAAAATTTAATTGCAACATGATCTGGTGGTAATTCTTCAATTAACTGATATTTAACTTGAGAGGTTATCTTCTCTTGTTTTTCAGTTTGAACATCATCAAAAATAACTTCATGTTTCTCCTTAAATTTTTCTAAACAGTATTGTTTGAATAGAGAAGGAGAAACAATTTCTAAAAATTTGTAGATGTTATACGAGACTCCACAATTGTGACATTTATAAAAATAACTGTCAGTATTGCTAAAAAAATATCCTCTTGCTTTACTTCTATTCAATTCAGAATCACCACAAATTGGACATCTACAATTTGCAAGATTAACTTTCTTCCACTTAAATTTTTCAAGAGAAGTGGAAACTAAGTTTACATATTTTTTATCAACGTAAAGAGACATCAGAACTTCCAAGAATCAACATCATTTGATTTAACAAATGATTTACCAGATGAAGTCATTTGTGTTTGTTTGTTTGATGCAGGAATAATTGCTGCTTCTTCTTTCTTAATATCAAACACCTTCATCTTTGCACGATTAATGCCAAGAATGAATTTACGGTTTGCTGCCGTATCATTATATCTGTTCTTGAGTTGTTTAACCATAATTTGATTTAGTTCTGCAAGTTCATCTGTTGTGATTAGCGCAAACATAAAGTCAGCAGTTGCAGGAAGACCAAACGACTCTGATGTATCCTCAAGACCAACATCAGTGCTTGAATATCCTGATCGTGTTGTTTGTGTAGCACTAAACAGTGGTACACCATATTCTACTGCAAGACCACGAAGTTCTTCTGCAATCGACTTAACATACATGTATGAGTTTACATTATTACCATTCTTCAGACGAGCAGAAGCACAGATATTAAGATAATCCACAAAGATAATGTCTGGTTTAAATTTACGCTTAAGTGCAAGTTCGTCTAAGAGAAATCTAAAATGATTTACATTTGCTGTCGCAGTTGGATACTCTTTAATGATAAGTTTACCCTTCACACCAGCACTCAAGTTATTCATCTTCTTTTCATAGACGGACTTTGGTAGTTGTCGCAAATTATCAAGAGTAACATCAAGAAGATTTGCATCAATTCTTTCTGCAATTCTTTCTTCTGCCATCTCACATGTAATGTACAAAACATTTTGATTTTGTTTCAAACAATTTGCTGCATGATGGCAAAGGAACATAGACTTACCAACACCAGTTCCTGCCATAACAATATTAAGAGTTTTTGTAGGAGTTCCGCCATTTGTAATTTGATTGAAAAAATCTAAATCAAATGGTATGCGCTTCTCTACGGTATGATAAAAATCAAAACGCTTCTCGTAGTCTTCTATGTAATCATGACCAATATGAACATCAAAAGAGACAGCAAGTGCCTTTGATAAAATATCAGGAATTGAACCCTGCGCTTGTTGAGACTTGCCATCAATAATTTGAATGGATTCCATAATTGCATTATAGACTGCTTTTTCTTTACAGAAGTTTTCTGTTTCATTGAGCAACCATTCGTTATCACATGTCTCCTTAGTATTCGATATTTCTTCAATGATCGATGAGACACGTTTCATTTCCTCCTGTGTTATGCTTTTATTTTTGTCAAGTATAATATATAGTGCTTCTTTTGTTGGAAGATTATTATACTTGATTATAAAATCATGAATGGTTTCAAAAACAAATCGTAATGCTCTGTCATGAAAATACTCCCTTTTGATAAAGGGAGTTGCTTTTCGTGAATAGGTTTCATTCTTGATTAGGTTGTGGAGTATCAGTTTTTCAATGTCTGTCATTCTTCATCCTCTGGTGTTTGTTCGCCACCATAACTAAACTTATTGTACACTGCCTTCTCAATCTGGTCAAGCACATCCTTTGTAAAATACTTTTCAGGATTGTCATAGATCGTCTTTTCAAACACCTTTGATCCGTCAGGTAGTTCAATGCGAGTAGAATTCTTTTTAAAGATTCCACCTTCTACAGCAATATCAACAAGACCATAATAAGGATCAAGACCGCTATCGTAGTTCAAGCGCAGATCTACCATACTATTTTCTTTAGTAAATCTTCCCTTGTATAGTTTAGCATGAACAATATTACCAACTACTTCTCCATCAGCGTTCTTATCCTTCTTCTTTGAAAGATAAACAATAGTTGATGCTGCATATTTAAGACCAGTACCACCACCCATCTCAGACATTGGAACATATGCACCAACGACTTGATAAGTGTGATTCGTCATAATCATAGGAATCTTTGCAATACCCAACTTGACTGTAAGTACACGGAATGTTGACTTGACAATTTGTGCGCGAGTCATGTCGCGTGTCTCTTTACCTTCGGCAGTGTCATTCATCTCTTTAGATGTTGACAACATGCCAAGAGAATCAAGAACAATCATTGTAGGCTTACGGTCTTCTTCTGCGAGTTCAAGATACTTATCAACAATAGTAATTGCTTGATGACGAAACTCTTCAATTGTTGCCACAGGAAATACTGCTACACGCTTTGGATCAATACCACGCTTCTTAAACATCTCTGATGTAACTGCTTGCTCTGAATCAAAGTAAAGAACAACAGCATCGGGATTATCCTTTAAAAACTTAGATACAATACCAAGAGTAAAATAAGTTTTACCAGTAGAAGACTCTCCAGCAAGAGCAAGAATTTTATTATTGGGAAGACCACCATAAATGCTTGCAGATAATAGACCATTAAAAATATAACAACCAGTATCTACAAATCCATTGACATCTGATCCATCTAACCCATCTGCTACTAGCGATGCGTATTTATTTCCAGAAGATTTAACCATAGACGATAAAAAATCACTCATAATATTCCTTTCAACCAAATAGGTTTTCTAGTGTAGACTTTCGCTCTGTTGACCACCCAATAGTATCTAGAATAGTTGTCAGAGGATCAATAAAAGATTTCTCAAATTGAACTTTAGAATCAATATAATCTTTTAGATCAAATTCTTTGGGAAGAGTATTTGGAAAAGAAATTACCTGATCTTCCCCCCGTGCTCCACCAAGAGGATTTGGTTTCTTGAGAATGAGATATTTGATCTTATCCCCCTCTCCAATCTTCTTGTACTTCTTTCCCAACTTAAGTTTATCAAGATAATGATTGTAGATCAAAGCACCCTTGACTGCAATGGGTGTTGACTTCTTGTATATTGTATTAGCATCAAAATATTTCTTCATGCCATTAACACTGCGAGGAAATGCCATTTGATCTGGAGGTAGTGCATAGAATTCTTCTCTACACTTCTCAACAAAATCAATCAGTTCACTCTCAGTGCCATTCATGGTGATATTGATTGCTGTCTTCAAATGTTTACGAACAAACTCAGGAGTCGAACTGCGTGTTGTTTCAATGCCCTTGATCTTAAGTTTTGGTTCATTGTAACGAACGCCTTCAGAGTCAAGCACATTGAGCATATATCTTTTCTTTGCAGTCCATATTCCACGGTCTGCAATGACCTCTCTGCCCATCTGCATACGGTTTTCGTATGCATTCATCTTTGCTGCAAGTTCTTTAAACTTCTTATCAATATATGGAAGTATAATTTCCTCTGCTGCTTTGTTTAGAAAGTCAACAATAGTTTTGGTATCTGGTTTTGATACTTTTGTTTCACCATCAAACATTGAAACGGATGGGTACACCTTCTCTACAAGATTATTTAAACAAAGATAAACTGAGTCTGTATCTGATGCGATAACATAATCAACATCAGTTGTTCCTACTGCTTTGTTGAGATACTTATTAAGTTCTTGACCAATCCATTGAATTGACAATTGACCTGACAGAGTAATTGCCTCTGCGAGTTCAGTTGAATAATATCGAAAGTATTGATTGCCTATCGCACCATATGCAGAATTTAATTGAATCTTTCTTACAAGTTGAAAATTATGATACTTAGAAATATCATTCTCTGTTTGCTTCTTCAACTCAATCAATTCTGCATTGGATAATTTAGATAGGTCTTTCATAGTTTTTGTTTCCACACTCCATCTATAATTATACCGTAAGATGGAACATCGTCAACGGTTATCTTCTGTACTGAATAACATTGAGATGCTTTCATTCTCTTGCGAAGTTCATTTAGTTGTTCTGCTTCCGCAACAGCATTTGTTTTCTTTTTGAATAGCAAAAGACCCTTGCGGGCTTCACCCGAAGAGTCCTTGATATTATCCATCACAAATTGTTTAGTCTCTGTTATAATTCCGTACATTA